AAAAAGAAAGGGCTAGTCTCCTAGCCCTTATGCAGTTATTACTGTGCCACTGGCTCTGCAGATAAAGCAGCATCAGTATCAACAGGAACACCTCCTGTTTCACCTTGAGCGGCTTCTTCTACAGCAGGCGCCTGTTCAGCAGCAGGAGCTTCTTCTACTACTACTTCTTCCTTGGCGCCGCACCCTGCTAGAACAAGTGCAATAGCACTTAGTGCAATAACGTTTTTCATTTTAACTCCTTAATATAATTAATACCAATTTTTCAAAGTTTGTCTTTTGCTTTGGATAGGGCATCCTTGGCAGCCGCAACTGCTTGATCTTCTGCCTTCTTTGCCCAAGAAGGCTGAGGAAAATGCCAGCCAACTACTACCCCAACCACTAACCCGATTAAAAAAGCTACCATGTTAGTCTCCTTTTTACCATGCTTTGCAAGACCAGTATCTGGCCTTTGTTTTTGGACCTGGGTTATCACAATTATGACGGGCCCTGAATGATTTCCGTCTAGAAGGAATGTGCTTCTTGATGGTCATATTCTTATCGCCAAAATTGACTTTTTGAGCCTTTCCGTCGCCATCTGGATCAACATAAACTTTAGACTTCTTAACGTCGCCAGCCATTGGCTTATTAAGAGGAACTTTTTTACCTTGATATGTGGCTTCGGAAAAAACTCTAAAAGATTTCATTATCCTTGACCTCTATACTTTTTATAGGCCCGACGTTTATTTTTATTCATAGAACTAGTTTTAACTTTACCGTGTCCTATACTAGTTCTTTTGCCGCCGGTTGTATTTAAAATAACTTTATTATTAGTTTTACCGCCAATTCTTGCCATAATATCCTCTATTTATCTTTTTCGTATACATAATCAGCTAACATTTTAGCATTCTGTAAATAATCAAAAGCTGCTCTTTCTACCCAATGAAATCTTTTAGTGTCATTTTTTAAAGGTTCTAATAGTTCGAAAGGTAGAAAATTTTGAGCAGCGTAATTTAAATCTTTAAAATTTCTAGCTGCATCGTATTCCAGCTCGTGCTCTATTATATAATTTAAATTTTTAGACGTGTCATTCATCCACCTGATTAATTGTTCGTAAAATAAGTCTTGCCCTAATCTATTCATATGTTTACAATCTTCTGCAAACAATATTTTACCAGTCTGTCTAGAAAAGGCTCTACACCAAGAGGTAACAAACCCAGTTAATGACCATACAGTAATAAACCTACTAAAATTTTTAGTTTTATCTGCGTTAAGATCCTCATAGTCAGGGGCAGGCCAATTAAATATTTTATCCTGTTTTATCAATTTAGACCATGGAGCAAAATTTGGTAATTTCATTACCTCTTTAAATTTGTAGAAAGGATCTTGGGTAATAAAGAAGTACTTTATATTTCTTCTTTCACACTCTTCCTGAACGAGATATATATACATTAATGTCTTAGCAATGTACATATCGTATAATTGATAAAGAAAGCCTTCTTTTAAGTTAAAATTGCCAGTTATATGTTTATAGCCTTCTATTATAGTTGAGCTATTAAGATTTTTTACATCTCTTATGTGATCAATTTCCTGGGATAGATCTAAATAACAAGAGTATCTCTCGCAATGAGACCAGAAAATAATTACTGTAGAATCCGAATCTAATTTATCTTTAAATTGTAAAAAATCAAAAAATATGTGTTCGTTACTTTTAGCAATTTGAGAGTTGTCGATAGCATTTTGAGGGGCCACAAGACCTGTTTCTGTAGGTAGGAATTTATAAATCTTAGTGGGCCAACTAGGAGTATCTTTTTCATGGCCTCGTGTATACGAACAGCCGTCAACGTAGTATTCAATTTTGCTCATAAACAAATCCAGTAGTATTACTATTTAATAGAGTATCTTTTATTCTAGCATTTTTAAATGCTTCGTTTCTGTCTTCTAACGATAAGGATTCAACCCAATTAACTACAGACTGAGAAGACCATTGCTGATCTATCTCATTATGGTTAATTAAAGGTTCAATAACCTTCTCATAAAACAATTTATGACCTCTAGAATTAAGATGCATACCATCCTTATCAACGCAATTATAAAAGCCTCCAAATAGTATTTGCAAGCTATTCACCCACACATTATAGTTTTTATTAAGATAGGGGCCAGGCCAGTTACCCACGCCTCGTATTTTATTTACAAGCCCGTTATCCCCTTCTTCGTAGAGATAGTAAGGTACTGTAGTAAGGTAAAAGCATTCTATATTTCTATTCTTACAATGCTCTTGCAGAACATACATAAAGTTAAGATTCATTTTAACATAATCAAAAAAACATTTGTCTACTGTAAAGCAGGGCTGAATCATTTTGTTTGACCAGTTAGTAATTTTATCCCTTTCTTTTGTTGGGAGCCAAAACCTTTCTGGATATGTCCAATAAATTATAATACGATCAATATCATAATTATTAATTACATAAAAGGTATCATTAAATATACTAAAATTATCCTTACCGGCCACAGCATTATTATATGCATTATTAATAAAAGAGGACCAGGTGTTGCCGTACGTGCCTGGCATACCAGAAGTAAATGAACAGCCGTCTATGTAGGTTTTAAATTTTTTATTAGGATCAATTTTTAATAATGAATGGGGTGACTTCACTTCTTACGACCTTGCCTCATATTAATTTGCCAGTGAGCTAATTGCTTTTTTCTTTTACTGGCTGTTTTACTGGAACGAATTTTCTTTAACTGAGAAAGAGAAGCTTTTTTAGGAATACCGTGACGGGCGCTATCACCTTTATCCTGAGGGTTTCGCCCGTCCATAAAATTTTCTAAAAAAGTTAAAAAGGATTTCATTTAATTACAAACCCTGGCTTGTAAACAGTTTTACCTTTTTCAGTTACCGCAGTTAAGATTTGTTTTCTATTATTACCCTCAGCATACGAGGCATGAACCCAGCCGCTGTTAGGACCTTCTTTAGGATCATAAAATTCGAGAATGATCTGGTCAAACTCACAATTTACCGATACCCATTTAGCTAAAGAAGGATTAGGCAGACCGTCTATTTCAAAGTCTACTGCTTGACCGTTACAATGTTGTGACTTGGAGGATCCGCCAACAGCAGCATTAAGAGCAGGACCGCGGTAGCCGCTATTAATACGAACTGGTTTGTTGAAATGTTGCCTAACTGGTTCAAGAATTTTTTCACATACTTTTTTAAGATTAGCTGCATGTACAGGTCCTGGTGTATTATCTATTTTCTTTCTTATGGCAGTTTCACTCTTAGTAAATTCATTTAACTTAAAATTAGGAGTTAACTGCATGTCTGGAGTAACTACCAACGCAGGCTGGGCGGGAGCTGCAGGTGCTTTAACTGCAGGAGGTGCACCAGTAGTCCATACATAATACTTTTTAGTTTTTTCACTGCGATCAGCTAATCCGTGAGTACCACCATTAATTTTTTTAGTTAAAGATAAAATAGCTGCGTCAGTAATACCCTGGTCACAAATAGCCCAAAGTTTGTTTCTCTCAAAAAAGAATAATGCTGATTCAAAAGCAAGTTCAGTAGCTACTATATCCGGGTTACTCATTACGTCCGGGCGGCTGCAAAACTTAGCAAATGCCGCGTAGTTATCTTTACCAGTTAATTGAAGGGCACCTCTACCTCTGTAACGCCATCCGTCGCCTGAAGCTTCAGTTCCGTTACCCATTCTATTTGCATAGATGCGGTTAGCGATCTTCTCAGGGTTACGAGCATACTGGTTAGCTATAGCCTGTGAAGGAAAGTATTTTTTCCACATAGTAGCTAACGCTGCAGCATTATAATTTAAATTCTCACTAAATGCTTTAAACCCGCCTGTTTCATGGGCTGTTTGAGCAAAAAAGTGAGCTGCTCTCACTGGGGTAAATTTATAAAAGGCCATTGCAGCTCTAAACGTGCCGGGACCCCAGGCCCCGTCAGCAGTTACGCCGATTTTAGCCTGTAAACTTTTTAGACTCATGCTATTGGATCGTCGTTATCTACTTCTAGTGGTTCTTTATGTGGCTCTAAAGCTGGCGCCTCTTCCTGCTTTGGAGGAAGCTCTGGCTTTTCCGACTTACCTAACATGATACCGGAAAGGATACCAGTTAAGAAAGTAGCAATAGGAGTGATAAGTTCAAAGAACTTAGCATCGTTAGGAGACTGAGCCATAGGTTGCTCAATAAACATTAGTGAATAAAGAATAACAAAAACAATGCCAGTTAAAGTAAATGCCAGGCAAAGCCCGACTGTAAACTTTAATCTAGCCATTAATTCAGATTCTGTAAATCTAGGACCGTTAAACATAATTTACTCCGTGCATTTATCGCTACATGATTTAGGCGCTTCTTCAACATTAGTCTCAGATGCTTCTTCTTCTTGTGCAGCTTCTATTTTATTCATTGTAATTTGATGCCCAATTAAATCCTCTGGGCAAGTTTGTGTAGCTGTACATGCCGGTTTCTGACATTCAGATAAATTCCAATTTGATGGATCTTGACATGTATATCTAAATCTGCTCTCACAACCACCTGTTAATACAAATGATGAAACTATTAATAATAAAGCGGCAGGCATAGAAATAAGCTTTAAAAAATTAACATATTTCATAATGCTCTCTTATAAGTTTGGCTTTCTAATCACACCATTATTATCTGGGCGACCGTCTACTACAGGAGACACTCTCAGAGCATGTTGATTAGTACCTTTCTTAGTACTATCAAACTGACCGGGAGTAGCTCTTTTATATAGGGTTACTAGCTCGTCTGTTCCCATCAATGCAGATTCATCAATTAATTTCTGAAGCTGCTCTTCCATATTGTTATCATCGGCTAGCTTACCTCTAAGTCTCTCTCTAAATGCCTTTCTAATATCATCTGGCATTACTCTTTCAATATTTATAACCTGCTCTTCCGGCTTTTTTAGCAACTTACGCAATTCTGTTTTAATAGCAACTGCTGAGTTGGAATTAATATACATGTCGGGTAATGAATGTATCTTAACTTTAAAGAAAAGTTCATGAAGAGGGTCACCCAAAATGCTGTTGAACATCTCATTTACGTGTATTTTACGTTGCAATGCTTTTTTAAATTCAGCCTCATTAGGGTGCAAAGATTCTTTCTTTTTCTTTAGATCTAAAGGTTCAACTTCTTCAGCTGCTCTTTTAAAATCAGCAGATGTTGGGGCACCTCTAGTGCCAGGCTTTCTCATAGTTTCACCAGAGCCAGCTTTTATACGAGCTCTCTTAGCGTGAATATTATCCCATAGCCCGCGCTTTCCTTCTTTCACTAATTGATTAACTAATAAAAAACCAGTCTGTTCTTCTGTATGACCTTCACGGGGATTTTTAAACCCTTCATTATAAGCTGCTAAAATGTCATCAAGAGGAATACCTGTCTCTTTACTCTTATCTACTAAATTAGAATAAGCTTTTTCAGTAATATTATTATTGAGCTCTATAGTCTGCAAGAATTTATCTACAATTAATGCTACCTCATTAACAGAGTTAAGATTTACCATAACATTCTGTTCTGATAACATTCTTTCAAAAGACATATTGACGTCTTCTTTACGAGTTCTAAATCTCTTAAATCTTTGTAGTTCTGCTCTGCGAACCTTGGGCATTAATCTCGTTGCCAGGCGCTTAATAATCGACTTACGCATAGCAACCTTCTTATCAATCATTGATTTTTCTGCTGGAGATAATTGAGAATATTTTAATCCTCTAAGACCGGCAACTCTTCTCTTAATAAGACGAACTGCTGCTCTACCAGCTCTTTTCTTTAAAGAACCTGATGCTGCCATGCGTCTCTGGGCGCGGGCACGTGCTATTTTAAGTCTGCTTTTATTTCTACGAGCAACCATAGCTTTTCTACGACGTGCTTGTAAAGTTAATACTTCTTCTAGAGGTTTGTTGTCGTTGTCCATGTTATTTACCTGTTCCTTTACGTTTTTAATACCCATGCCAGTACGAACCATAGACATAATCATTTCTGCCATAGAATGGAGTGTTGGAGGAAGCCCCTGCTTGAATTGACTGAGTTTATTATCTGCAGCTAATTTTCGCATTTTAGAAGCACTCATTCCAGAAACATCATCAGCATCCGGGTCCCGGGTGCCAGCAGAGACAACATTAACACTCTTAAATTTAAATTCTTTATTATTATACTTGGTTAATATTCTCTCAAACTCTGGCACCCGGTCCGATCCAACCACAACAGTTACTGAAGTAAATTTACTTTGTAGCTCTTTCAAGATATCAATTATATTTCGCGCTTCAGACTGTACTACTAGACGCTTTCCAAAAGCTGCCTGAGCCAACTTCAGCTTTTCTTTATAGGAGAGCGGGTTTTTCTTGGCGTCTTGTGAGTGAGAAAGGTAGATAAGAGGTGTGCCGTTTACCTCGCGTGCAACTTTAAGTAATTTATCGACAAGGTACAAATGACCGGTTGTCGGAGGATTCATACGCCCAAATGTGATTACAGCAGAAACCAGCTTGGCCTCAGAAACTGTAGGGCGAGTATTGATTTCGTCTTTAGAAAGACCTGTGACAGTCTTCTTAGACTTGACTATTTTGTCTAATTTTTTCATACTATCCTCAGGGTTTGTTAATTACTAACCTTACCTGCCTTTCGAGGTTTGCAATAAGCCTAACTCGTTAATATTTAGCTAAATTTCACCTGGAACGAATACATTATCCTGGTATTTACCTTTATTAATATACCCTAGTTTAGATAAAAAATCTCCGCAGTTATTAGCTTCTAGTATAATAGTGGGTTTGCATTTTAAAATAGTGTTTAATGCCCCTTCTAAAATATAAGACTCGTGCCCTTCTACGTCTAAATGTAATAGATCTAGATATTCTAAATTTAAAGAATCTATAGTAGTTGTAGGAACTGACGCGGCATTAGCTTCATTATAAGTATCTTCCACCCCTACAATAGTATGAGTGCCGTTGTTTACTCTGTTGTGAATATTAAGAGTAGCCCAGCCATTAATGTTACTTAGAGCTTTATTAAAGCTAGAAATATTAGGAACTGCTTTAGTATTTGTTAATAAGACATTATAAGATATCTTATCTGGTTCAAACGTTATAACTTTGTCAAAAAAATTAGAATATACTTTAGGATAAAGTCCTAGATTGCCACCGGCCTGGATACATACCCGTCTATTCCTAGTAGCATCTATCCAATCCTGGATATGTCTTATAATTTCTGCAACTGGGCCATCACCTTTACGTTTGTCGTCTGGCCTGTAATTGCCCCACCCACCTGAATCTACTTCCAACCACTGAATAGAAGGACCTAAGTATCTAATTAGTTCTTTTGGAACGTCTTTTGTTATGACGTTTAAACTACCCTCTGCGCTGGTCACTTTGCCACCCTTTAATAATATCCGGACTAAAGTTAGAGTACGAAAACTCTAATCGGTCTACTAGTTTAACAGCATTTCCTGAAAGATGGTCAATAGCTACGTACCCTTCCTCGCCTGTGATCTTAAATCCATCAGCTGTTTTAAGAAACGTTTTTAACTTAGCCGCTTGGTTCATTTTTTTAATAATAATCTTTTTTGCACTAACTATATGCATTTGTAATTCGAAAATGTTTGCAATAGTAGTGAGTGGGGTGTTAGCCATCCATTGCTTGATAGGTTTGAAAGAGTCTGAAAATTGTTTTTTACCTTTTTCTGTCTTACGTTTTTCTAATTCTTTTTCTTCTTTGTCTAGTAGCCACTCAATTAGACCTTTTGCATGTGAAGTAGGATTAGTTATTTCCTGGCCAGCTCTAATTTTACTATTATGGTAAGTTTTTATGTAGGTAAGAAGATCTTCATTATTTGAAATTGCGTTGAGTGACGCGGCAGAAATAGACCTAAATGTCTTGCCGCATGCTTTTAGATGGGTATCTAAGAGAGACGTTTCGGCCTGGGTCATTAATGCAGACCCTGATACATCTTCATAATCGGCATCTATCATCCAGACTTTATCTAATTCACCTAATGATTTAATATTTACTCCAAAAGAAGCTTTCATAGTTTCAAAGGAGTCCCCTGTATAGTGTGTATGCCAGACCACCCCTATAGCTGATCTTTTAATCTTTTTTCCTAAAGTTGAATCAGCAGGCACAGCATATACAATAGTATTAGGGTGAAAGGTAATATAGTTTACATTATCTATATTAGATAATTTTAAATCATCCTGGGTAAATAAAAGATCACCCTGAAGGACCCCCTCTACATTAATATCTTTTAGATACTTAAGAGCTGTCTTAAGTTTAATAGAAAGATCGCCTGATGTGTCTGCGTCTATCTGAGCAGGTGTCTTATACACCTTAGGGCTTTTATTAAAAATACCTTTTTTAGCCACAAAGAATTTACCGTCAGAAGGGTCCTTACCTACGAATATAGCAGGCGCTCCGTCCCATTTAATAGTGGCATTAACTTTAGCGCTCGAGTGACCAGAGAGAGCATCTCTTAGAGAGCGCAAAAAATTGATCGACTCTCTCGCTCCTACAACCCCCCTGTTAAGAACGTTGTCTTCTAAATGTTCCATATGAACGTTCTTGGCTTCTTCTAAATGTTGAGTAAATTTTTTCATTGTCTTATACCGGTATACTTAATTGCTAGATTAAATCCCTGAGCTATCTTATTAAACGGCATTGGTTGGTTTGTTCTGATAGACATCTTTAACGTTAATTTATCCATAGGAGAGGCTATCAAATCAATAAACCAGTCTTGCTTTGAACCCATAGATTTATATGCATGCACATTATTTACCTTAGGTAAGTAGGCAGATAACGCATCCTCATCTGTAACAAACTTATATGATTTACCATATGCCTTTACAATTACAAGAGGTACGTCGTCGCTGGTACCAATAATCTTCTCTCTAATATAATTTAAAATATCACTTGAGTTTTTATTAGCCTGATTAATAACTGAATCCCTTATTAATTCAAGCATATGATTATACAGGTTGTTGTATGCCGAGTCATCATTAAGTCTTAAATTTTCAATAGCTTGCGTCGCCTCTACATATTTAGGTCTAGTTTGCCAGTCACGAGATAGACCTATCTTTTCATGCACTTCTGTATAAACTTTTTCTTTTAATTCTTCTTTTTCTTTTTCTCGTTTAAGATCGTTAAAGAATGTATTGACATAAGTATTAAGTTGAGGTTCCGAAGTTGCAACCCCGCCTGCCTTAAGTGAAACACCTAACATCCTTCCATTAACAAACTCAACAAAAATATCTCCTTTGTGATTAGTAGGCACACCGGGAGGCTTTAAACGATATCCCCAATAAAGCTGTTTAATTTTAGATTCGCTATCAAGTTTATTAAGATAGTCAAGGACGGCCTGGGCATTGTCCATTTTTTCCTCAAACTTGGACGAAGAGGGCATAGTATCGATAAACAAATTACCGGCTACTTTATCTTGCCCTAGATACACTCCAAGACTTCTGTCTTTAGTAGTCAATAGAAATTCATGAAAAGCAGATGCGTTTAGAAAAGACTTTTTACCACCCATAAACGCCAGACATGGCGCTAACTCTGTAATAGTAGAGTTTAGAGTAGTTTCAGACATACCACCAGAAGCTGGTTTATAGAGTATAACCACTTCATGATTTAAATAAAATATTCTTGTTGAGCCGGTCGACCCGCCTTGTATTGATCCTTGCCAAGGGATATTGTAAGCTGTTAGTTTAGCTTCTATTTCTTTACGGGTTTCTTTTCTTGTTTCCCTGGCACATTTTACTACTAAAGTAGTTTTTTTAGAAGTAGTTTGTTTAATCTCAAAAGTATAGGGAGCTATAATTTCTAATAGCTTTTGAGTCTCTTGACGACCTATACCGTTAATTACGTTCATTTACGTTTCTTTTAGTAAATTTTGGATTTAAGTTAAACCAACCGGTAGAAATATATTTGTCTTGTTGAAGGTCTGGAGAGGCCCTGTGCATATGGGTAAAAGAAGCAGGCCATATTAATAGTGTACCCTGTGTAGGTTTAACACTAAGATTGTAATACTTAAAGTCCGTAGTGCCGCCCTTATCAACATCGTTAAGATAGAACATCCAGACAGCAAATCTACCCATAGATGACTCTGTAGAGCCGTGCTCTGTGTGCCACTTAGTAAAGCCGCCCCCTGCAGAAGACTTTTGAATTTTTACTGTGCTATCAAAATGGTCTATAAAAGAAAGTCTTTCAGACATTTTATATTTAGAAGTATACTCATACCAGTATTTTTCAACAGTACTCTCAATAGTAGATACTAAAGGGGTGAGTGATTCAAACAATGAGGGGAAAATACTAATATCTTTTCTGCCCTCCTTATCTACTATACCTATACCTCTATTATTAGCTGTATACCTTGCACATACTGTGTCGACCATTTCTATAGCTCTGTTACAGAACTCAGAAGACAGTGCGTTAGGATATATTTCTATAAAAGAAGGAGTTTCCATGTATTAGTTAGAGGAAGTATGCTCTCTAACCATATTTAGGATTTTAGCCTTACCTGTTATAAACCAGTCAGGTGGTGTAGTTTTCCAGGCAGCAAATGTTTTATCCATCAAATAATAATTACGGTACGCATGTACAGCATTATCCGTTTTGTAAGGAGCAGGCATTGCTTGTACAAAAGGAGTTAGTGTTGCAGACGGAAACTTACAATTGGTAAACAAATGTTTATACATTAAGTATGTATTACTAAGTTTATGCTCTTTTCTCGGAAAACGTTTTTTAAACTCATCTACTAAACCTACAAGATGCTCTAGGAGCCAATCGGCGTTAGCAGAAGACTCCATTGCCCAAATCGTACATGGATGCTTAACATGGGCTTTAGGATACTGAGGAAGCTTATGAGCTACTGACGGACGGTCAGTTAAACTAATATTGTATCTATTATCTACTACTGCAGATAGTATCTGACATGATTCAATAATCATTTTAACGATGTGTTTATCACACATCATTTCTGCTGAAATACGAGGGTTATTATCGAGAACAAATATATTCATAATAGTAGTATTATATACTATTATAAGTAAAAAGGCAATTATACGAAATCGTCGAATTTTGACTTGAGCGATTGACCTGCCTTTGTATTATCAAACACAGGTGTATCTTCTACTATGTCTGCTTGGGCTTTTTGCTCAACATCATATAGTCTCATTTTAGATCTGTCTATCCCTACTACGAATCGTTTGTTAAAGTTAGGATCAGAGTACCTATTCTTAAGCTGTTTAATCATTACTTGAGCAAGATCTTCTAATTCTTCAGTTGATATAATAGCAAACATAAAATCAGCAGTAGCAGGTAAACCGAACGATTCAGAAGTATCCTCTAGCCCGATATCACTTGAAGTAAATCCGGCACGAGTAGTCTGAGTAGCACTGACGATAGGCACATTATATTCAACAGCCAGCCCTCTTAGCTCTTCAGCAATAGCCTTGACATACATATAAGAATTAGCACCAGCACCTTTTAGCCTGGCTGAGCTACAGATGTTTAGATAATCAATATAGATAATATCAGGTCTAAATCCTTTCTTTAATTTAAGTTCATTAAGTAGATGCCTGAAATGACCGGCATGCGCACTGGCGGTAGGGTACTCTTTAATGATTAGCTTACCCCCTGTCTTAGTTGATACCCTTTCTATTTTCTTATCGTATGCATCCTTAGGAAGCATCTTTAGTTCATCAATAGTTACGTTAAGTAAGTTTGCATCGATACGTTCGGCAATCTTTTCTTCGGCCATTTCTAGAGTAATGTAAAGTACGTTTTTACCGTCCATTAAATTAGCAGCTGCACAATGGCACATAAACAGAGATTTACCCACACCGGTACCGGCTAGTGCAATATTAAGAGTCTTCTTAGATAAACCACCCTTAGTTACGCGATTAAAGTAATCTATATCAAAAGGTATTTTTTCTTCTTTTGCTGTATAGAATTTAAATCTTTCATCAGAATCGTCGATAAAGTCGTGACCGATATGTGTATCAAAAGACACGGACAGAGCATCAGATAGTAGCTGCGGTAGCATACCTTTATCATGCTTACTGGATCCATCCATAATTTTAATGGACTCCATGATGGCATTATAAATTGCTTTTTCTTGGCAGAACTTTTCAGTTGCGTCTGTAAGCCATTCGATTGTATTTTCTGAATACTCTAGTTCATCAACAGCATTGGCAGCTGCCTTAACGCTGTCATCAGATAACCCACTAACATTCTCTAGCTCTATCTTGACTGCCTCCTTAGAAGGGAGAGCATTATACTTGTCAAAGTA